GGGGGTTGGCTTTAATACTTGACATGGGTTTCTCTCCATGCGGCTATGCGCTCATCATAGGTCTTAAGAGTTGACAAAGGTTTGAATCCGAATTCAGCACACACATTTTCCATGCGCATGCGGCGATCCTCGTAAACATCGGGTCCGTGAGCAAACCATTCGTGCAAAGCGGTATCTATGCAAGAAATGGCAACTTCCATCATTGCTACACTGGAAGATCGTAAATTGCAATGAAGACTTTTAAAAATACTGTCCTCATCAAGGGCACCTAGATGAATGCCCAAAACTGGATGAAACACACTCTTGCGTTTCAAAAAATCTAGCTGCTCAAATGGCAGAAAATCTGGCAACAAGTCACTCTTGTCAGGGACGGTTACACCGATATCGTATTTTTCCATGAAATCGATGAATCCACTGATTGTGAAGTTATTGACGGATGTCGAACCGATTCCATCATCACCATAGGTCATTAACGCAACAACTGTGCGAAATGGAACAGACCTAGGGACGGAAAAGTAGTAGCACCGCGCATAAAGCGAGTTTGCCACACTGTTGACATACACAGTGACATTATTTCCAGACGTGTTCATATTTGTGAAGAGCATGAGCACTCCGTTGTAGTCGATTAGTGGATGGACTATGTCCGCAATCATATTTCGCATAAAGGACACATCTTTTTCAGAGTATCCTAAAATAACTGCAAATTCAATGAAGACTGAATAGACGGCAATCGTCAGTTGAGAGTTCATTCTCACATCGAATGATTTGTAGTCCCATCCAAGACATTTGGTTCTTGACTTTGACTTCACGAAATTCATAAGCTCTTCCCACTGTGGGGAAAGTGCATTCACGCCTACAGCACATTCCGAGGCTAGTGGATAGTGACTCATCAACGCCACAACTGGTAGGAAATATTTGCGCATCCAAAAGCTAAGAGCCATGGGCGCGGCTTGAAAGACACGAACTTTATTCCTTTTAAGTTCGGGTCTCGGCTCATCTTTGAGCGTAGCTGCCATAACGGGATAAGCTCTCTCCCCTTGTTCATAACACGTCCCGAGTCGTCCTATTTCCATGCGAGTGAATTCATCAACGACTCGATCAACAAGGACACCGTTTTCATGAATGTCCGTAACGTACTTGCTTTTGGGACCAAAAAGAGGGAATCCTGCACTGGTGTTCATAGGCATGGCATCAATAAATCTTTGACCATCGATTCCGAGAATCGCTTCTTTGTCTGTGAGGGGAACCGCTTTATGGCAGGCAAGGAGAGGTGCTAGGCCATCAACATAGTCCTGGCGGGCTTGCATCAAGAGCGTGGGAGGAAAATGACGCGATGGGGTGACAATGTTTTCAAGAGTCCGATTATAATGCTCCCAATTGGGGAGCATATTGGGTGGTCCGTAAGTGTTCGGCACACCAAAATGGCGTGCCACCGCATCTGAAATGGGACTGACCACAACCTTAGAACTAGAAGTACCACGTAATTTCGTAGCACCAAGAATATCGACAGCTGCGTTAGGCCCAAGCTGTGCAACGTACTTGTACTTGTCAGGGATGATTTGGGAGACTATCGTGCGTCTACCGTATGTTTCCTCAGGGATATCACCACCATGGGCTAGTTTCAAACAACATGGATTTTGCGAAAGTTTAGTGATTGCTGCATCGTACTCTGGGGCAAGCAGTGTCACAGCACTTCCTTCATGTCTATCGTTACCAGCAATGTGCAAACCAATCACGATGGGATTGCGTCCATAGGAAACCAAGGGGGCCATGCATCTTCCACGTTTAACCAAGGGCGAAGTGTAGTCACACCCAAAAAACGAAAGTTGATCATGGCCTGTTTGACAAAACCTGACTTGAAATGTGTCGTCAGAGGTCGTACCTGTCGACTCACGGGATATCATCGTTGCCATAACATTTGACCGGGGTTGTGTTGACGGTAAGTAGGGCTTGCATGTTTTGATGGACGGGCAATTCGGCAAATATGCTATCACAAGGTCCTTGTTAGGAATCGGACAAGTGTTGGCTGCGTCGACAACAAAATTGATTTTTCCCCCAGTCTTTTCATGTCGGAGTAGAGCAATCTTGATTGGAAAATTAAAACCATTGGATATAGTGCTGTCGCGACTAAGAACGTGCATTGGCAGAACAAGGTAATTCGTTTCAACAAGAAATGCTTGACAATGAGTAGTGGCATCGGGACGTACTATTTCGGCATGCATTACATGTTGCCGCTTAAGCTTGTTCACAATGTCACTTGAGACCGACGTTGAGACTTGATGATTTTCTGCGGGGGGAGGACTGTGCGACGTGAACAAATTGGTGAACCATGAAGACCCTCGCGCAACTGAGGTAGGATCAAGGGAAGAATGAGCTGCGACTGAGTTTGCTTGGCGCCACTTGAGATAGGCCATGAGAGCGGCTGCAGCGGTCACAAAAATTGCAGCATAAATGCCCAGTTGCACACGGCGAGAATCGCGAATGTCTTGTGTTATTTCGCTCAGAGCATCGCGACGTTCCTGAAATTCGTGCGCTATTTCTCTCTCACGCGCAATTCGAAGAGCTTGTGAACCAACAAGCATAGAAGTGCCCAATGCAGAAAAATGAATGGCATGAGAGAACCTCATGCGCCATAGAC